TGAAGAATGTCTATGTTTTGGTTCGCAAGTGTGCCAAAGAAGTAATGGTCTTTGGTGATTTGACGGCTGTCGCTTCGGAAATGAGTATTACAAGGGATGGGGCAAGACTACGTCTACCGTATTATGAGAACGCTGACTATATTTTTAGTTCATGTGTTTATACTAAGAGTAAACGGGGGAGAAAATGATAAGTTTCTCGATTGAGTTCAATGAAATTTTACCGGGTTCGATCTGGGTTGTTGTTGCGGACACCGTGCGCAGCGGGTTGAAGTATTATGCCAAACGGGTGGACGACCCGCTTACCGATTGGATTCAGGAGCAAGAAGTTTGTGTGTCCAACGGGCTTGCTGTTCGGGTTCCGGTAGAGGGCAGAACCTATCTTGCGATCATTATAAAGAAAGATTCCGACCTAAGCACACTCGTTCACGAATCCTTGCACATGGCATTTTATTTACTTTCGCACTATGACATACCGATTACTATGGGAGACCACGAAATCCTTTGCCGGACACAACAGGCTATTCTAAATAAGATTTTACCAGAACTTAAAAAACGAAAGGTTAAATTAGTATGAACCTAACACTTGACTACCCGAACAAGACCATCACCCTGAACGGTATCGTAAGGGCTGATGATCTGTTGAACTTCATTCAGCGAAACGCATTGTGGGAATGGACAATTAAACAGAAGAAATGAAAAAATTAAAACCATGTCCGTTTTGCGGTGAATATCCTGAAATGTCTTTTGAAGTCATCGATGAAGATATTAACGGGCAAACGTATAATTGTTATACTGTAATGTGCGTAAACGAGGATTGCCACTTGTCTATTGTTACGGTAAAAGACAATGAAGATGATGCTATTGAGGCATGGAACCGCAGAAAGAACGAAGAAAGTAAAATCTTGCAAGAAGAACACTTGCTCCGAGATTATTCAGAATGGCTTGAAGATATTGGCTACCTTGATTATAGATGGCATTCAAACCCAACTACCATAGAACGATTTTTGGTTAAAAAATATGAAAGTCAATGAAATCAACCTTTGCACAGGGGATCGTATTTGATCCTCCATTTGAAACAGACTATGAAGTATTTATAAATGATATGAAATGTTCTAAAATAAAAACCTGTTCAAATGGGCCATACTATTGCTATGTGTGCAAACATAACCCAATGCTGAAACACGAAGAGGATTGGTTGCCCGAAGATTGCTATAAACAAAATAAAAATATCATGAAAGACGAACTGATTATTGACGGTATCCGCTACAAACGAGTGGATGAAGAACTGACACTTGAAGATTGTGTGAAAGAAAATAACTTTGGAGTAATTTGGGATATTTCTCTGCCTTCAGAATATGCCCGTTATCCCACCGAGGCCATTGCCGAAAAAGTCCTCCTGTATGGACTGCTTCAGAGTGTGGCGTACAAGCTGAACGAAGGGAAAACGGGACGATGGGGTATTGGATATTCAACCATTCACAACCAACTTGTTTTCCATGAGGGAAATGGAAGTGTACGATTTGCCTCCCGTGAACTTGCCGAGCAAGCCATCCGTATCTTTGAAAACAGTAAGTTTGACCTAAAAAAGTTGTTCCAATGAAAAATTTTGATATTTACTACAACGGGGAATTTGTAAAAGTTGTAAAAGGTGACTATTTTGCTATTCTTAAAAATGAAATGTCGTTTGGCATATTTACCAGAAAAGAGGGTGAATTAGACCACGTAGTTGCCATCATTCCTGTCGGGTGGGCTATAATCCCATCTTTAGATTCTAATCCTTATGTACCAAAAAAATGATAACAACATCTACCCTTATCGAATCTTTATTAATTGGCATGGTACTTGCCTTTGGGGTTGGATGGATTCTTGGTTGTATTTATTCAGCGAAACATCATGACGACCATTAAAGAAATGAAACCAAAGCCGTGTCCGTTCTGCGGACTTTCACCTGAAGTGAGTTACGAAAAGTTTGAGTTGCCCGATGGGAAATTTCAGGACTTGTGGATGATAATTTGCGTGAACGAGCATTGCCGGGCTTCTGTTTGTGCAACGGCTGAAACCGAAGAAGAGGTTTACCGTAAATGGAACGCCCGCTTCGTTAATCACATTGACCATGATAAACTGGAATCACTGATTGAAGACTGCAAGAACCCTTATTTTTGCGACAAGGCAGAACAAGCCGATAGGCATTGGCGAAAAAAGATACAGGAAAAGATTGACGATCTAAAGGCAAGACGAAAATGCAATGATGAATCTTTAACTGTAGTAACCCTTAAAGACCTACTGAAATGAAATATAACTGGGAATGTCCATTTTGTGATACCGAATTTGAGGTCGAAGAAGGGGTTAGTGGAGAATGCCCTAATTGCCATAAAAAATATGAATGGGATTTTGACGGTGATTATGGTGAAGATTCTGTTTATACAGTAGGTTGGTATAATTGATGAAACCACAGGCAATTAACATAACGGCTGACTTTAAGTCCAATCCTAAACAAGGATTGGCAATGAAATACCTGTTGGATGAAATCACAACAGACCTGACCTATGGAGGCGGGGCAGGCGGGTCGAAATCGTTTACGGGTTGTGCATGGCTGATTATTTCCTGTCTGCGTTATCCCTATACCCGTTGGCTGATGGGTAGATCAAAACTGAAAAGCCTTCAGGAAACCACATTAGTCACCTTCTTTGATGTTTGTCAGCAATGGCACATCGAACCGGACACACATTTTAAGTATAATTCAAAGTCCAATGTCATCACCTTTGAAAAGGACTACGGGGGTTCGATTATCCTTCTGAAAGATTTGTTTGCCTATCCTTCAGACCCCGACTTTGATTCATTAGGTTCGCTTGAAATAACCGGGGCTTTTGTTGACGAGGCATCACAGATCACAGCCAAAGCACGTGAAATCATCCGGTCAAGGATTCGATATAAGTTGGACAACTTCTGTCCACGTTGCGCCCGTCAACGAACCGTGCTGTTGGATGGAAACGGTAGGTGGAAGTGTGAATGCGGAAATTATACCAAAGGTCTTGTGCCTAAGATGCTGATGACCTGTAACCCGACAAAGGGATGGCTTTATACGGATTTCTATAAACCCTGGAAAGAAGGAAGGTTACCTGAAAATAAAAAATTCATTCAGGTTCTTGCCAAAGATAATAAGTACACCCAATCGTCCTATCTTGAAAACCTGGAAGGGCTGACCGGATCGAATCGGGACAGGCTCCTGCTTGGTGAATGGGAATATGATACCGATGATTGGAACCTGATAGAATATGATGCGATCCAAGATGTGTTCACCAATGAGATCAAAGGTGGGGAACGGGTCATCACGGCTGACATCGCCCGTCAGGGTCGGGACAAGACCGTTGTTTGCGTGTGGGACGGGTTGATCCTGATTAAGATTTATACATTAGCCAAAAATACCATCCCTGAATCCGCAGACCTGATTCGTGATGCCCAACGGACGTATGGTGTCCATACCGATAATGTATACATTGACGCAGATGGCATCGGTGGAGCGACACAAGACCTACTGCCTGATACACAAGGGATTGTATCAAATTCACCGCCTGTTTTTGTCGAAGGGGCTAAAGAAAACTTCGGTAATCTGAAAAGTCAGCTTTACTTCTATCTGTCGGAATGTATCAATGAACGAAGGATGCGCATTGTACCGACTGAATTTCGGGATCAGATCGTTCAGGAATTGGAATGGTGTCGTCAAAAGTCAGCTGATATGGACGGGAAATTTTATGTGATCCCTAAACAGGAAATTCGTGAAAATATCGGTCGTTCACCTGACTTTATGGACTGCCTTGCTTATCGGATGATGCACGAACTAAACGATGGATGTCAATATTTATAATATGCTAAAAGAAGAATTAACCTTTGACCATGTTTTCGGAACGATAGTCCCGGCATGGTATCATGTGGTCTTTCGTGACCCGAAATTAGAGAAGTTGGCATTGGAAAGGGGAGAAATCTGCCGGACGTGCGAACACCTGAACCATTTTGTCAAACACCGGAAGTTTGGGAAGAAGTGCGGATTGTGCGGTTGCCCGATCATCTCGTTGGTCAGAAGTGAATCGTCAAAGTGTAAAGCAGGTAAATGGTAACGTGATGTATCAGTAATGCTGTTATCCTTCCAAATTAGACGGATATAAAGAATCTTCTATGTAAATTTGCAAATTCCGATTTTTTTACTATATTTGTCTGTCTTTGCTTTGTTTTTTAGTTCAGAAAGGTGCAATCTCCCATGTTGCGCCTTTCGCTTTTTACCCCCCTATTGACAAGTGTAAATAATTGAATTTACTTTACAATCGGGTTTATGATCTTGGTCTGATCTAAATTTGATTGACTATGGCAGATATTGTGTGTTCAACTTATTGCACATCTTGGCTTGACGGTCACGCCATCCCTACGGACTGTGCATCGGTTGACTTTGGATTCCCTTCAATGGTGATCCTTGCTGCCCCTGATACCACATTTTCGTTTTCTTCGGACAACCTGGTTCCAACGGTCGCTGAATTTACTACCGCAGGAAGTGATATTTTCATCATTTCCGATATTGCCAACGGTGTGAAGATGGCCCCGGAAATCCAATCCATATCGGCTGCTGACACGCCCGACAACCTGGAGGAAGTGATTTCGGAAATGGACGGTATTAGTGGAAACATCGTTCGGTTCAATACAGACATTTACAATGATCTGGAAAAACTGAACTGCTACAAGCGTCTGCGTATGTGGTATGTAACCAACAAGGGTTACTGTTTCGGTGGTCTTACGGGCTACCTGATTAAAAACTACATACCTGATTGGACACATGACGGCTACGGGAACCGTTCCAAGTTCCCATTCGAGTTTCGTTGGTTCAAAACTCCGGCAACAACGACCGGAACCGCACAGGACATGGCTTATCTTGATCTGACTAACTAATGGTTCTATCAGACGTTCAAATAGTAGACAAGATACTACGTCCTGAACGTGCGGATGACATTCGGGAGGCTATTGCCCTTCAGAATGAAATGAAGGTTCACGTTACGGGCGAGGGGTATGAAGATGCGTTAAAACGCACGATGGGTAAAGAACGGGCCATTGACTTCGGCCTGACCCGTGAACTACGCCAGCCCGTAACGCTGTTCCTGACCAAGAAGATCAAAGACGAACTTTCACGGTGGAAGAACACGCAGGGAACACGCAAGACCTACCGGTTCGGGGAAAAGAAAGAAGAAGAAGCCCGTTTCCGTGAAATCCTTGAAAAGGTTTGGAAAAATTCATCCATCGAACAGTTCGCCTATTGGATGAACGATGCCATCTATACCGACTTTAACGGCTTTGCATTGGTCGAAAACCCGGCTAAGACAAAAGAAGGTGTTATCCGTGACGGCATCCCTTACAAGGGAAAAGCAAGCCCGTATATCATCTTCAAGGCTATCGAAGATGTCCAGGACTTCAAGCAGAACGGCCGAAAGGTCGAATACCTGATCTTGAAGTACGGGTTCAAAATGATTGCCGTTCCAAACGGTGAATCCATCCGTCAAGAACTATTTCGGGTGATTGACGATGAAAAGGACGCAATATATTATATACAGGAAGATCAGTTAGTACAAGACCCGGACAATATTGTTATCCCAAACACATTAGGCTACGTCCCGTCTATTCAGATCGGGGACTTATTGTGCCACACCTTAAATGATAACGTCAAGACTTCGTGTATTCACCAGGTCCAACCGCAACTGAACGACTACATGGTGCGTCACGCTGAACACGTTTCATCTGAAGTTCAGCACGCCTATCCGATTCTTGCTATTAAAGGGCAGAAATGTAACTATGTCCATACCAACGGGTCGGCTTGTTCTAAGGGGAAGATACACGATGAAAGCGGAAACGAAGTCAACTGCCCCCGTTGTGGGGGTTCGGGTGCTATTTCCATCCGCAATTCAAGCCAGGTTGTGTTGATCCCTGAATTGGACAAACAGGGCAAGACCTATGACCCCGGAAAGGTGGGCGAATATATTGTACCACCGACACGGATTCTTGAACACCAGGCAAAGGAATTGGATGACCTTGAAAACACGATCATCTATTCAGGAACGGGGATTGCTAAAGCGTTGGCTAAGAGTTCGATTCAAACCGCAACAGAAATTGTACTAAACATCAAGCCGTTGGAAGATAAGATTTCTTCGATCTTGGATAACATCGAAATCGTGGAATGTTTCTTGACGGATGCCATCGGACGGATGATCTATAAGAACACTTATCAAGGTAGTGAAATCCATTACGGGCGAAAACTGAACCTGCGGGAAGAAAACGTGATTCAGGATGAAATCGAACAAGCCAAGCGGTCGGGACTGCCGATTTCCTATATCCGGGGATTGCTTCAGGAATTGATCGCTACCCGTAACCGTAATTCCCGTACCGATATGGAACGGGCATTCATGCTGTTAGACCTTGAACCAATGGCAGTCTATTCCTTACAGGAAGTGCTTG